AAGACTGGCGAAAGATACCTGCCGGAAAACGCGATCAAGTCACTCAGCCCCGCCGAGTACGCAGCAACGACCAAGGCAAAGCGGGTAGGGAAGAAAGCCGGAAAGCAGTTCGTCGCACAACCAAAACGCATAGCCCAGAAGACCGCGAGGTTTAGATAATGGCTTTTACAACCAACACGACAGCGTTCAACCCCGACCTCAACGAGTTATTCGAAGAGGCGTTCGAGCGTTGCGGCTTGGAACTTCGTACGGGTTATGACTTCCGTACGGCACGGCGCAGCCTGAACTTCCTGCTTGGTGAATGGGCTAATCGAGGCATTAACCTGTGGACGATTGAGCAAGGCTCGATCAACTTGGCACAAGGGGTTACTACGTATGATCTACCTTTGGATACCGTTGATCTTATTGAACATGTTATTCGCACTGATTCCGGACAGGGCCCTAACCAGACGGATTTGAACATCACACGTATCAGCGTTTCGACCTACTCGACGATCCCGAATAAGTTGGCGCAAGGTCGCCCGATTCAGGTATGGATTAATCGTCAGTCAGGGCAGCAGGTAGGGTCTAATGTGGCTACGCCTAAGAATCCACAGATTAACGTCTGGCCTGCACCGGATCAGGGTACGACTCAGAATCCGTATTACGTGTTTTATTACTGGCGGCTAAAGCGTATTTATGATGCTGGTGACGGTACCAATGTGGTCGATATTCCGTTCCGCTTCCAGAACTGTTTGGTGGCGGGGCTGGCTTACATGTTAGCAATGAAGAAAGATGGCGTCTCATTAGATAGGTTGAACATTCTCAAAGCACAGTACGACGAGGCTTGGGAGTTGGCATCGAGCGAAGATCGCGAGAAGGCTGCTGACCGCTTTGTGCCGCGTGAGTATTTCATCTCTTAACTATGGGAAACAGGTTTAGTTCAGCCAAGAATTCGATTGCGGAATGTGACCGCTGCGGGTTCAGGTTTAAGCTGAAGGTTTTGAAGAAGTTGGTTATTAAGACCAAGCAGGTTACGATCAAGGTGTGCCCGACGTGCTGGGAACCGGATCAGCCGCAGTTGCAGTTAGGTATGTATCCGGTGCAGGACCCACAGGCGGTGAGAGAGCCAAGACCGGATGTGAGTTACAGACAGGCGGGTTATACCGGGTTGCAGTTGACGTTGAACACAGACTTTGGTGATCCGTCAGGCGGTAGCCGGATATTCCAGTGGGGCTGGGCACCGGTTGGTGGCTCAAGAAGTAATGATGCGGGGCTAACGCCAAACGCTTTGGCTCCGGTGAGTATCGTAGGTAATGTAACAATCTCGTAGGAGTAATCATGGAAAAGAAAGCATCAATGAAGCGCGTTGCTGAGCAAGCAGTCAAAGGCCACGAAAAGCGTATGCACGGTGCCAAGAAGATGGCAAAGGGTGGCGTGACAACCGAGCAGATGAAGGCGATGGGCCGTAATCTGGCACGGGTCGCAAACCAAAAATCGGGCTGATCATGGCTAAATTTTCACAAAAGCAGGGCGGCAAAGAAGTAGGCCAAGCTGCTGTTTACGCGGAGCCACATACTATGGACGGTAAAAAAGTTAAGGCACAGGTGCCAGAGAAGTCAGGTGCGCAGTACATGAACGAGATGAATATCGGCGCTGGCGTGGTCAGCAAAGGCAACTACAAAGAGCCGAAGACCACCGGCATCAAGATTCGCGGTACTGGCGCGGCAACTAAAGGTGTAATAGCACGAGGCCCAATGGGTTGAGGTGAACTGTGACATATAACGAACTGTTCACTGCGGTCAAGAACTACCTGCAAAACGATTTTCCCACAAACACGTGGACTGACGTTGCAGGGACGGGTACTACTTCGTCTGACGGCACTGATCAGATCAACCTGTTTATTACCCAAGCGGAAGAGCGTGTCTATAACACGGTGCAGATTCCGGCGCTGCGTAAGAACGTCACAGGCGTGACTACTGGTGGTAATCAATACCTGTCGTGCCCAACCGACTTTTTGTCGGTGTTTTCAATGGCGGTGATTGACGGTAGCGGCAACTACGAGTACCTGCTGAACAAAGATGTCAACTTCTTGCGGGCGGCGTATCCAAACCCGAATACTACCGGCATTCCTAAGTACTACGCATTGTTTGGACCGACTGTTGTGTCAAGCGTAATCAGTGATGAGTTGAGCTTTATTCTGGCCCCAACTCCCGACATCCTGTACAACGTAGAACTGCACTATTACTACTACCCTGAATCAATCACGGTGGCGGCTGACGGGCGTACATGGCTAGGCGATAACTATTCGCCTGTATTGTTATACGGCACTTTGGTCGAGGGCTACACCTTTTTAAAAGGTGAGCAGGACTTGATCGCTGTATACGAGAAGAAATATCAAGAGGCGCTTGGTCAACTCAACCGTCTGGGTACAGGTCTTGAGCGTGGTGATGCTTACCGTGATGGTCAGGCAAAGATTAAGGTGAATCCGTGATCCAGCAAGGACTGACAAATAGCTTCAAACAAGAGATGCTCCAGATGGGGCAGAACCTTGCTACGGATACGCTCAGAATGGCGCTGTACACCGCGTTTTCGGATATCGGTCAGTTAACAACGGCATACACCACAAGTAATGAAGTGACTGGCACAGGATACAGCGCGGGCGGGGTGGTTATGACCGGTGTGACGATTAGTACAGAAACGACTGGTCCGAACGCTGGCACCGTGTACGTAGATTTTGCCGATGTGTCATGGCCCGGTGCTAACTTTACCGCCCGTGGCGCGTTGATTTATAACGTAACGCGGTCAAATAAGTCAGTCGCTGTCTTGGACTTCGGCTCAGACAAAACTTTTACTTCAACCAACAATACCGTCACCATGCCAGCGAATACGGCGACGACGGCTTTAATTCGTTTCCCTTAAGAGGTAATTATGCTTATCGCAAAGTCCGCAGGAACAGACAATGTAAGCTCGTCACTTACAGCGCGTACAGGCGTTTCAGCAGGTATGCGAGCAGGTGGTGTGTTCCATGTACAGTGCCTAGATAAAGACGGTAATCTGAAATGGGAGACCTCGGAGCACAACCTCGTAGTTAATGAGGGACTGCAAAACATGAACACGCAGTACTTTAAAGGATCTACCTATTCGGCGTCTTTCTTCCTTGGCCTCATTACTGGCCCCGGCTCTGGAACTACGTTTGCTGCGGCGGATACTCTAGCTTCTAAGGCTTGGACAGAGTACACCGACTACTCCGGCGCTCGTAAGGCGGTGACATTTGGTACAGCTACCACGGCTGATCCGTCTGTTATAGATAACTCAGGCTCTCCTGCATCGTTTACGATTTCTGGTGCGGGCGGCACTATTGCAGGTGCGTTTCTGTGCACGGTATCTAGTGGTACCTCTGGTGTTCTGTTCTCTGAATCAGATTTCCAATCGCCCGGCGACCGCGTTGTCGTAGCTGGTGACACGCTTAATGTTACATATACGTTTAGCCTCGACGCAGCGTAAACCGTGTTCGCCGACGCTCCTTACGCAGCCGCACCATTTGCTGCCCTTGGCGCGGCGGGGGCTGTGTTTGCTGGGAACATAGCGGAATCGGCGAGCGCCTCAGAAACAACAGCAGCAAGAGCATCGTTTAATTCAGCCTTTGCCGATAGCATTACTGGATCAGATGCCACATTAGTGGCACCATCAAGTTTTGGCGTATCTGTCATAGAGGGTGCAGGAGTCTCTGATGTAGTTTCTACGTTAGTGGCGTTTGCGGCAAATATTGCGGAGTCCGTTAGCAGCGCTGATACTGCAAGTGCTTTAGCGGTGTTTGAGACTGCAGTGTTGGAGGCAGCAACAACCACTGAAATAGTCAGTGCGATTGTAAATTTTGCAGTCACTATTTCAGAGGCGGCAACTGCGGCAGATAGCATAGTTGGTGGTCAGGTTTATAGCTCGACAATTGCTGAACTGTGTAACGTGCTGGATTCGGTATTTGCTAATGGCGTACTAAACTCGGCGTTGTCGGAGACTGCTACAGGACTAGACACTCCTAGCGCAAATGCTGGTTTTGGTGTTGCTGTAACGGAAAGTAGTAGTGGGTTAGACAGTGTTTTAGTAGCCCCCTCCACGTTTAATGCGTCGATAAGTGAAGGCACTAGCGCCCTTGCAGTTGTATTAGCGTCGGCTGCGTTTATTGCCACCATCACTGAAGGTGCGGTAGCGGCAGATCAGTTAGTCGCAAGATATCTTTGGGAACTTATTAATGACTCGCAGGCGGCTAACTGGGGGGGTATAAACAACAATCAAACCCCGGCATGGGGCGCTATTGATAACGGGCAGGCAATTAATTGGACTGCACTAAACACAGCTTCAACCTCCGGTTGGACCGTGATATATGATGAGCAGACCGCATCGTG